TCTGGAAAATCGGATTTTGTGGACCAGATGGTGGTTGGCTACAATAACAACTATGGTTGGAAAACAGCATACGCGTCACCAGAAAATCAACCAACGTATCTCCACGCTCATAAGTTAATGCGTAAGCACTGGCAAGATATGCCAACGCCAGGAGATATTGGTGGTCAACAATGGAAAAAGGTAGCTGATCATGTTAACGATAACTATTTCTTTATTGATATGGATCGTTATACTCTTGAGTCTGTATTACGCAAAGGCGCTGAGCTTGTAAAACGTAAAGGCATTAAATGTTTAGTTATAGATCCGTTTAACAAAGTTCGAGACACGAACGCTCACTCTGATGATGTAAACCGTTACACAATGGATTACTTACAGAAGATTGAAATATTTGCTAAAAAATATGATGTGCTAGTATTTATCGTAGCTCATCCAACTAAAATGTATAAAGGACAAGATGGAAAAATTGAAGAACCTACTATGTACAATATT